TACAATTTATTAAGTTTATACCTAAACCAGAAGAAAAGAAAGAGTATGTTATGTACATGTAACGGCTAAGAGCACAATAGATAACTTTTAAAACAAATAGATGATGAAAATTTAAGGATAGTAAAAGTTTATAAAAGTTATGACAGTTAAAGAAAAACTAGAAGAAGCGCTTGCAGCAAAAGACAACAATATTAAATCTTTCGTATGGAAGGGTGAGAGAGAAGAAGTGAATGGAGAAAGAATTCAGCCAGAATATCGTTTGGTTGATTGTACTGAAGAACAATTGAGAAAGTTCTATCAGCATTGTAAATCCATGTTGTATAACACTGACAAAACTCATCCGGGAAGATATGTATTGTTAGATATCATCAAAGAACAGAGAGACAAATGTAATACGGAGCTTTATCTTCGCTATCTTGAGAAAGAGACAGAAGATAGAAAGCGCTATCCAAGATTCCTTTATAGAAATGATTTGAGTAAAGTCATTGAAGCCAATAAGGAACAACTTACTAAGGATAAACTAAAAGAATATCCTATCTCTACTCTTACTAATGGTATTCCATTGGAATTTGCAAGCATACCTATCGAGCTAGTATTGGATGGATGCTTAGATGCACTAGGTAAATTTAACAAACAACATATAACCCTTACCTTTATTCTGAAACAGGGATTATGGTTCACTCCACAGGAAATGAAAGACTTGACTGAAAAGGACGAGAACGGTAATATCAGAGACAGATTAGAAGTAGTAAGGGAACGTCTCAATTTAAAATCTACTGCTAAACTATATGTAAATTCGAGAGGATTGACATATGGACAGCTAAGAGCAATGATTAACTTAAAGAGTAAGAAGTATTTCGATTTAACGACCGAGCAGCTGACTACTTTGAGAGATAAAGTATTGTTCTTACTTGAAGAAGAAGTGAAGTATCACATCGAGCAGTGGGAGACCAGAATGGGGCAAATAGAAAAGGTTGCTGAATATCATGGGTACACTCTCTAAAATTGAGTTTTTCCTTCTTAAAGCTATATTATATTTGTACCTCTCGTTGGGAAAACTTGTTACTATTCCTGTAGATAATTATGTAGTATTAGCATCTATTATCTAATTTGGACTTATTTACACCACCAACAAGGGATGAACGGCAGGAAGAAGGAAGAATTAAATGGATTGATAATAAATGTAAAGGAACTTTAGAATATGGTACTGGTGTAGGTAAGACCTATACTGCAATCAAATGTGCAAAAAGTGTATTGGCTAAATATCCACAGTTTAGAATATTGGTTGTAGTCCCGACAGACTTGCTTAAAGAGCAATGGATTATGCAACTTACTAAACATGGAATCTTTATGAACGCAGAGGTTGTAGTAATCAACACAGTCGTAAAGCATGAATGGACTTGTGATATTCTCATTATTGATGAAATTCATAGAATGGGGGCTGATACATTTAGCGAAGTATTTGAAAAGGTAAAATATCGAATGATACTTGGTCTAACCGCAACACTTGAGAGACTTGATGGAAGACATAAAATTATTGAGAAATATTGTCCAATTATTGATACTATTTCTCTTGAAGAAGCTCTTCAGAATGGATGGGTTTCTGATTATGTTGAATATAAAGTGTATATTGATGCAGACATCTCCGAGTACCAGAAATATAATAGAGAGTTTACTGAACACTTCTCTTACTTTGATTATAACTTCTCTTTAGCCATGCAAATGATTGGTAAGGAGGGTTATAAATATAGAATGGCTTATAGAGACTTTATATGTGAAAGAGACAAGATAAAGGATGGGAAAATAAAGTCTGAAATTCTAAAGGATATCACATTTCATGCTGTTGGTTTTGCAAGAACTATGCAGCAAAGAAAACAATTCATTTATAATCACCCAGATAAAATCAGACTTACTCAATTAATTTGTGATTACAGGCAGGATTGTAAAATAGTCACATTTTCTGCGACTACTAAAATTGCAGAAAAAATAAAACGAGGGTCTGTTTATACTGGAAAAGATTCAAAAAAGAAAAGCAGAATAACTCTTGAAGAGTTCAGTAAAATGGATACTGGGGTATTAAATACCGTTAAAAAAGCAGATGAGGGAATGGATGTTTCTGGATTATCTGTAGCTATAATTCTAGGAATGGATTCGAGTCCTACCAAAATGATACAAAGAACTGGAAGAGTAGTTAGGTTTGCCCCGAACAAGCGTGCAGAAATATTTACTTTTGTAGTAAGAGGAACTGTTGAAGAAGAGTGGTTTAATAAGTCACATGCCAATAAAAAGTATGTAACTTTAGACGAAGAACAATTAATGCACGTATTGAAAAGAGAACCTTTTGAAGAGATAAAGAAGAAACCAATGACTTTTATGTTTAGATATTAATATGACAATAGAAGAAGCAGGAAAGAGCTATGACATAGCTATGTATTATGACTATGATAAGGTTGAGGAGCTTTGGGGATGGACCTGGGCAGTAGAGTGTGGGTATCAATGCTGGGATAGTAAACATACCTACGCAGACCCAGCCAAGTGTCAAAGAAATCTCGAATCCTTCCTCAAAACATGGACAGGACCGACCAAGTGATTTAGGTTAAATTTGCCTAAATCTCACTTAGGTTTGGAAATGTCGATTATTTTTATTATCTTTGTAATCCAATTCGAAATGATATTAGAGAAACAAGTAGAATTACTGTTGTTGGCCAGAATTTTGGACGCAACAGAAGAGATGGACTTTTTCGAGGTTAACGATAAGATATATAGCCCAGTAGCTATAGAAAACCGAGTAGACAAACTTTTGGAAGAGTTTTTAGAACCGTATGTAATTGATAACGCTCTGAGAGGAGATTAAAGTGATTACAGTTAGAGATTAATATTTTACTATTTAATTTTTAACTGTTTGGATAAATTAAGTTTAACAATAGACAATGAGCTAGCAATTTTGGAGAAGTATCAAATCTCTCCGAATGAGCTATTTACAATTAGAATTTTACTTCTTGCGAAAGAAGAATATAACCCTGAATACGTTTTTAGATTCTTAGCAATACCAGAAGAAATGAGAGGAGATTTAAGAAGTACTTTAATCTCTTTACAAAATAAAGGTATAATATTGAAGTCTTATAAGATTCCTAATAAAGGAGAACAGTTTTATCCTGAACAAGTCGATTTTGCCGTAAACTTCTTAAAGACTTTTTATAGAGCTTCTTTTGATATGGGTAAGGAATTATTTGAAGCTTATCCAGCATTTACGAACATCAATGGGGTGACCTATGGATTACGTAATATTGCTAAGAAATTTGACAGTCTTGAAGATTTCTTCCGATTTTATGGTAAATCCATAAGACACAACCCAGCTGAACATGAACACATTTTGGAGTGTTTGAACTGGGCATTAGAAAATACTAACTTTATTAATTTTGGTATTTGTGAATTTGTAATATCCCAGAAATGGAAGGATATAGAAATATTAATGAGTGGAGATTATGATGGTGTAAACTTTTCAGCAATTAGGTCTTTATGATAACAAACTCGTTAGTACATCAAATCACATTAGGAAGAAGTGGAAAGAACTGGGGATTAAGTATGGGTATGCCCAAGTTGGAGAGTATAATAGATGGAGTAACTAAGGGAACTTATACTCTGTTATTTAGTGGAACTGGTTCTGGTAAGACCTCATTAGCTTTGTATTCTTACATTTATAGACCACTGGTTGAACACTTACATGATGATAAATTCAAAGTTACATATTATAGTTTGGAAATGAGTAGTGAGTTACTCTTTGCTAAACTACTATGTATGCACATATTCGAGGAATATGGAGTTGAATTGTCTACTAAAGAATTACTTTCTAAAGAGAAGGGATATACCTTAAGTGAGGAAAACTATCAACTTGTTCTTAACTCTTTACCTTGGCTACATGATGTAGAAAAGGTTATTACAGTTCATGATAAGGCTTTAAATGCAGAGATTCTGTATTCGTCTTTAATGAAAGAACTGGAAGGAAGAGGTAAGTTCATTGAAACGGAGACTAGAACTATTTATGAGCCAGACAACGAAGACCTGATTCATTTAGTAGTAATAGACCACTTGAGTCTTGTACGTAAATCCCAAGGAAGAAGCCTAAAGGAAGAAATGGATTTAATTTCATCTTATTTGGTTACTTTGAGAAATAGATGTGGAATCAGTCCGCTAGTTATTATGCAGGCGAATAGAGATTCTACCTCAATGGACAGAAAGAAGGCTGGATTTGATAATATGCAAATCTCGGATATTAAGGATAGTGGTTCTCCAGCGCAGGATAGTGAAATCATTATTTCCATTTTCAATCCGTTCAGAGAAAGACTGAATAAATATAAGGGTTATGATATAAAGACATTACAATCTAGATTTAGAAGCATAACTGTTCTGAAGAATCGTTATGGTGAGTCGGATATAGAGGTAGGAACTACGTTCTATGGAAAATGTGGACTCTGGAAAGAGTTACCTAAATCTGACGAAATCTATGATTATGGGAAGTATTTGACTTCCGATTATGTAAAGGAAACCTATGAAGAGATACAGCCAAAGAAAATAGATGCCAAAGAAAATAAACCTTTACAAATAAGTATTAAACTATAATGGCAGAAATGATTTGTATTTGTGGAGAGTCTGGTTCTGGAAAGACTACTTCAATCAGAAATTTAAATCCAGAAGAAACTTTTATCATTACAACAACAGGTAAAAGACCGGGTATTCCTGGTGCAAAAAAGAAGTATCGTAATCTTAATACTGCTGGTAAAACACCAGAAGAGTTGGGTAACTTCTACACAACAACTAGTGTTGATAATGTTGCAACAATGTTGAAACTTATTAACAGTAAAATGACGTGGATTAAATATGTTATCATTGATGACTTCCAGTATTTCATGGCGTTTGAAGCTATGGATAGAGCTAAAGAGAAGGGATATGAGAAGTTTACTGAAATGGCACAACATGCTTATTCAGTGCTGAAAAATGCAATGAATCTTCGTGATGATTTGTATATTGTAGTATCTACTCATAGTGAGAATATTGGGGATAGAGTTAACCAATATCTAAAGATTAAAACTCTTGGTAAGATGTTGGATTCAGTTATTACTCTGGAGGGTTTGTTCACTTATGTACTTTTCACCACAATTGAAAAGGATGAAGAAAATAAACCTAAATATATGTTCAAGACTAACTCTGATGGAACTTGCACTGCTAAGTCTCCTATGGGATTGTTTGACGAGCTATTGATAGATAATGATTTGAATATGGTAATTTCACGTATTAAGGAATATAATGGTGAGGATTAAAATGCTGATTGTATTCGATTTCGACCCAGAGACAGGGGAGTATACTCCCGTCTCTCGCGAAATCATAAATGAGGGAGAAACTGGTGCTAAAAAGGCAGAAACCAAAAGTACTTCTAAAAAGAAGTCCAAGTCTTCCCTTCCAGATAGTAAAGAACCTTTAATTGTTCTTGAAGATAATAAATATATACTAAATGAAGCCGCTGCAGAAGCACTTGGTGTTAGTCCTGATGATAGAATCGATATTAAGTACGAAAAGCAAGGTAAGCTTCTAAAGCCTGTGATAGGTTCTAATGAAGCATTTGGAACTAAGGGAGGAAATAAGCTGACCAACTCTTTAACTGTAAGTTGTAGAGGTAAAGCTAATGAAACTCTTAGTGAATATGGTTCCCAATTTACACTTATACCCCATGCACATAAGGATGGACTATTCATGCTTATAGGGGACAGTATGCCAGAGGAATCAGAAGTAGTAGATGATAAGATTGATGTAAATGAAGTAGATGAAGAGCCAAGTGAAGATATTCCATTGGATATTCAACTTGCAAATATGGTACAAGATGATTCAGTAGAAGAAGATACTATAACAAAATTCGACTTTACATTAAAATAATCTACAATATGGAATTAAATTTTAACCTTTCAGCAGCACCCGCAGTATCAACATCTAAACCAAGATTGAAACCTTATGAGATTCACAGAGTTAAGCTCGCAGACGTTAAGGTAGAGACATTAAAGGGAAAGAAAGACCCTGATGCTGTATATGAAATTTTGAAAGTGAGATTTGAGAACAACGACGGTTACTATGAAGAAAGCATCTTCTTCCCAAAAGAAGGAGACGACAAGAGACCAACTCGCCAAAACAAAGAAGGACACGAAGTTGAAAGCCCTAGCAACTTTGAAAGAACAATGTCCTTTATTGCTCAATTAGGAACTGTGATAGCTCCGAAAGAGTTCGAAAGACTAAAGGGTATTCCCTTTAAGACATTCGGTGAACTTTGTGAAAATTTCATCAACATCCTTAAACCAAAATTTGGTACAGAGACTAACTTGAAACTTATAGGGGCAACAGACAAAGACGGAAATTTCGTACCTCGTCTTCCTTATTTCTTGGCTCTTAACAAACAAGGTGAAGTATTCGTTTCTGATAACTTCATTGGAGAAAATTTATTCTTTACTGAATATGATTTAAAGAGAAAAGAAGATTTAAAGGCTAAGAAGCCGACTGACGTTGATGCTATTGAGAAAAAGAATAGTGCAGCTGACGCAGCCTCTGATACTGCATCTGTCGATGCTATTGACTTTAACTCTTTGAAGTAAAAGCTAATATCCCTTAGCTCTTACTAATCTCATTAAGAGTTATTTGGAATTGAGATTTAAAACTGTTATCTTTGTGGTTCAATAAAATAGTATGTTAATATGCAATTCACGATTGAACCTACAATCACAAAAGACTATTTGTTATCTAAATACTCCCAAGAAACTTACATGGAATACTATTTGGGTATTCCTGTAAAGAAGGGATTATTTAAATCACCTCTAAGGATTGATGACCACCCAACTTGTTCATTTTATGTGAATAAATCGGGCGATGTTATCTTTAATGACTTTAAGGGAGATTTCTACGGAAACTTCATTAGCGTTGTAATGCGGAAATTTAGTTGTACTTATCATCAGGCCTTGAAAATTATCGCCAATGATTTCGGACTAATATCTTCCCCACATCTTAAAAAGAACAAAGGCAAAATTAATGAACGAGCTGAGAAATTTGAGGAAACTGGGCCAGCCAGTATTCAAATTGAGATGCAAGATTTCTCTCAAAAAGAGCTTGAGTGGTGGGCTTCTTATGGTATCACGCCCCCTATACTGAAAAAGTTTAGGGTATATTCTTGTAAATCCATTTTTTTAAATGGAAATTATTTTGCTTCTTCCAACGAACAAAGTCCCATTTATGGTTATTATAAAGGTAAAAAGGATGGACTAGAGTTATGGAGAATTTATTTTCCTAAACGAAAGTCGTATAGATTCCTTTCTAATTGGTCTGCTAAAATGATACAGGGACTAGACCAGTTACCTAAAAAAGGTAAAGTTCTGGTTATTACTAAGTCTCTGAAAGACGTAATGACTTTTTATTCGTGTGGAATACCTGCCATAGCGCCTAACTCTGAGAATTTATTTATTCCGCAAACTCTTTTTGATGAATTGAAAAGTAGATTTGAGCACATATGTGTGTTATATGATAATGATTTAGCTGGTGTTTCTAATATGAAAAAAATTAGAAAAGACACTGGTCTAATCTGTCTTATGATACCTCGTAGCTATGGTGCTAAGGATATTTCAGATTTTCACAAAAAGTATGGACACAAAAAGACCTTGGAACTAATCCAAGAAGGAGTAAATTATTATGGCAGAAGAACAAGAGAAACCAAAGAAGAAACACACAGGAGCGTATGCAAAGAGGAAGGGTAACAATTATGAGTTAAAGATTATCAAGGAATTAACTGCACTTGGATTTGAAGGATTGAAGTCCTCTCGTTCTGAATCGAAAAACCTTGATGCTGATAAAATAGATATAGCAGAGACAATTCCAAACACGTTACCATTCTATGTGCAATGCAAATGTACTAAGAATAAGCCCTCGTATCAAGACATTATTCCCGGATGCCCTCGTAAAGACAGACCATTGGTAGTATTTCATAACTATCAGGTAAATAAAGAAGTCAACATGGGCTCTATTGGAGAATATGTCATTATGACAAAAGAATATTTCTATGAACTAATTAAGGCGACTAAACAATAGTCGCCTTTTTTATTGTTATGACAAATGAACAGAGAGAAGCTCTGGAAAATCAAATCGAACAACATAACCATATAATTATGGACTTATATGATGAAATAGACTACCATGAGCGAGAAATAAAAAATCTCCAGACTCTTTTAAATGATGATAGTAATCTTGAAGATGCGGTCAGTATTAAAGAGGGAAGGTAATGGAGTTATAGAAATAGATTATTTAAATATTAACTGTTATCATTTAGGATAAAAATGAAAATTGAAATTCAATCGGTCATTGACCTTATAACAAACAGTTCCACAGAGACATTCACAATTCTATCCGATAATGCTGAATCTCTTATTAAAGATGTGGTAAATAGCATACTCTTGGCTGCAAAAAGTGAGTTAACTTTTTCTGACTTGTTTGTATATAAAGAAGAATTTGATGATAGATGGGAAGACGAATATCGCCATAATTGTATTAGACGCTGTATTGAAGACGAAGATACAGGCAAATACGGGAAAGCTCTTCTCAAAATATATGATATGGCTTCCGACAAACTTCCTTATTGGGAAGGAGAGAATGGAAAAGCTCTAGACTTTATCTATGAAGAAATCAAAAAAGTTGCAATTGATAATGGTGCTATGACATATAATGAGTTCTGTAAACAGGAAAATGATGATAGTTACGATTATATGCCTGCACTTAAGACTTTCTATGTTAACGTGAAAGAAGGTTTGGACAATGAAGATGCAAAACTTGCGGCTTGTGCATTAAATGCACTAGAAGAGCTATACAGTGCAGACTATCGTTGTGGATAATATGTTTAAAGACTTATTAGAAGCGTTTAAAAAGAAATTCCTATGTTGCCACGAATGGGAACAAGTAAAACAGAGTGAATTATACTGGAGCGGGACTGATAAATGTCCCACTTGGGTAGAAATCACTTTTTTATGTAAAAAATGTGGTAAATTCAAAAAGATTAGAGTATGAAATTTTTAACAAAAATACAGAGCATCTCTGATATTATCACTAATTCATCTTCTGAAACCTTCTTAATGAACGAACGTGATGCTAATCACTATGATTCATTAGATGCTGATGGGTGTATCAGTGTATATATGGTAACTGAGAAATGGATTCGCAATAACTATTGGGAAGCTGACCTTATATGTGGCTACCTTGATATAGAGGAACCGTACGACTGTCTCAGTTACGAGGATTGGCAAGCATTTGTTGACTTGTATATTCTTCCTCGTATGGATGAACTTGAAGGACTATATGTTGTTGACATTGAAGACCATTTCAGTGGCTGTGAAGACGTATTGGGCGATGCGAGAGGTGACTGTTTATGGCAAGAAAGCCGACATTAATATGAAATTAAAAATTACACTTAAAGTTCAATCAATTTCTGACCTTATTACAAATTCGAGTTCTGAAACATTTCTTAGAATAGATACTAAGGACAAAGTCCTACATGATGAAATATACAATGCATTGACCCAGAAACCAAAAGAGTGATAGAAGTTGTATCTTATTCTGAATGGAAAGAACTTCCAGAAAACGAAAGAAACTAAAAACAATTAAAAGATGAAAGATTTTAACCATTGGGGTTTAAAAAGAAGAGTGTTTCCAGACTACAATTATAATGCAATTTGGTCTCCAAATTTAAAGACTATTAGACTTGGCGAAGGAGTTGCAAAAGAACTTCCAGCTGATAAGGCAGAGTTTTATGATGTAGGCATCAACACTCTTTGTAATGCAGAATGTCCATTTTGCTATGTGAGTGCTTCACACAAGGGAATTAATTATCCTGATATATGCGAAACATGGGTAAAGTGGATGAGTCTTTATAAAGAAGAAAAGGCTAATCACGTCACTATTACTGATAAGCCATTTCAAATTGCTATTGGTTCTACTGGCGAGCCTACTATTCATCCAGACTTTTGTAAGTTCTTGGAAACAGTGTATAATACGGGAGTAGTTCCTAATTATACTACTAATGGTATTACATTGTCTAAAGCTACTAATCGAGAATTGCTTGAATATACTCGTAATTTTGTAGGTGGAGTTGCTGTAAGTTTAGGAAATAAAGAGTTGCGTAAATATGCTGATATGGCTATTTGCAATCTCATTACGATGGGTGACACAAATGTAAATATTCACCATATTATTTCCAACAAGGAATCCGTTGACTATTTTGTTAATGAATGGAAACGCTATGGAAGTGATGTAAAATATCATGTTCTGTTGCCGTTGATGCCTTCTGGACGTAGTGATAGCGGAATTGATGAAGGAGTATTTGAGTATCTTGAAGAGAAAGTACTCACAGAAGGTATGGAAAACATTGCTTTCGGAGCCCATTTCTCTAAGTATCTGGAAACTTCTAAGATTCCTACTTATCTTTATCCACCCGAATCTTTAAGTAAGAACGTGATTCTTACAAAAGATAAAGTACAAATAACCCCAAGTTCATTTAACTTAAATCCAATTAAAATAATTGAATTATGATTAAGCATACTCCTAAAACAGAAAGAGAGAAAATCATGTTTCCTATGACGTCTGAGACACTCCCTTATCCGTGCCTTCTCAGATACGCAAGCAATGGCTATGACTATATTGTTCTTGCAATAGAGCCAGTAGGTGGAGGTTTTAAAGGAATGATTGTCAAGGTATCTAAAGAAGCTGAAGATGATGAAATCTACGAAGGAGCAATAGACAGGTCATTTTCAATGGCAAGTTTTGGAACTCCAGAAGGATTCAACTTTTATAACGAAGAAATAACTATTAAAAACTCAGTCAGCTACCAATGATAATAGACTATGTACTATTTGGAGCAATTGCAGGTGATATCTGCGGTTCCTCCTATGAAGCAAAGTTCGGAAGAACTAAACTGTATGAAGTGGTTCGTTTAGTAAGAACAGGTAATGGTTTTACAGACGATACTGTATGTACTATTGGAGTAGCAAATGCTATTCTAAAGTACGGAAATCCTACTCCAGAGCAATTTGGAGAGTGCATCCAAGAAATGTGTAAGAAATATCCCAACAGAGGATATGGTGGAATGTTCCGTAAATGGATTGATAATCCTGTTCCTTATGGAAGCTATGGTAATGGTTCGGCAATGCGTGTAAGTCCTTGTGGCTATGCAGCTAAAAGTGCTGAGGAGTGTCTTGAACTCGCTAAGAACTCTGCTCTGTGTTCTCATAATGACCCAGAGGGAGTGAAAGGTGCTCAAGCTATTGCATTGGCAATATACGTAATGAAACAGAAACTTCGGACTAAAAATTCTGTGAGAGACATTCTCAATAAATATTATCCAGAGTATGCATCTAAGACTTTGGATGAGATTCGTCCAGAATATCATTTCGATTCTACTTGTCAAGGCAGTGTTCCTATTGCTTTACTTGCATTTCTTGAGTCTAAAGACTACGAGGATTGTTTAAAACTAGCTATTTCTATGGGTGGAGATAGTGATACTATTGCAGCTATGGCCGGCAGTATTGCTTATGCCTATTACGAAAAGATGCCACAAACCATATTCGACCAAGTCTGGGATGTTCTCGATAATGAGATGATTGACATTGTTGAAAACTTTGACGAAGTTTGTGAATGAACACATACGTAGTTCCTTTTAGCACCAGTGATAGCGTCTGGGTTGAGAAAATTACAGCCAGAAGCCTTCAAGAAGCTAAGGATAAAATCATTGAAACTTATGTAAATCTCTGGGATTTAGACTATCCTGGGGATTGGAGTGAGTTTGTTGACATCATCGAAGCCGCAAATGCCCAAGTAGGTGATGTCATTGATATAGACGCTTTATAAAGAATAAAATTTTATTAAATGAAGAGATTTAGAATTGGATTAGACATAGACGATTGTCTAGCCGACTTTTGGGGAGCATATTGTGAGTATTTTGATACAAAAAACAATCCACGTGTGCTCGAAGATAGTATAATTACTAAAAACGTGCAGCAGGTATTATCTAAAGACAGAGATTTTTGGCTTGGTCTGAAGGTTATTAATATGCCAGATTTCCAGCCAGCTCTGTATTGCACAAAAAGAGTAAACAATAAGGAATGGACTAAGAAGTGGCTGGAGATGAACGGATTCCCGAAAGCTCCTATCTATCAAATGGTCTATCAGCACGGCAATAAAGCTGATATGATTAAAGGTAAGGTCGATGTATTTATTGATGATTCAATCAGCAATGTATTGAAGTGTCACAATTCAGGCTTGCCTGCATTGGTATATCATACAGAAAGAACTTCAGATTTTCCTATGTATAAAGTATTCTCTCTTTGTAAAGAAGAAATCATGGATGCCTACTGCTTCATGAAAACTTACGGTTAATGGAAAAACAATTATTCACTTGGGGAAGTTGGGACCTATGCGATACTCTTTTTATAGCTTTTATAAATTGTGTATTTATCAAGGACGTTGGTAAATATAAAGCGGGAGACAAAGCATATTGTATTGATATGGACTATAAGAATGGGACAATGAGTGTATATGAATCAGCTGATGATTTAGATACTCCGAGTGCAACATTTAAATTAGAATTACATGCCTATGAGCTTGAATGACATCAAGCTCAATCCCCTAGTAGAAACACTCAAGGTACTTGACATTACTGATGAAGAGTATTTTGGGAATGGATATAGAGATTATATCAGTAACTCGAGACTTAAATATATAAACCCTGAGCAAGGAGGGTCTCCAGAGCAGTATTTTGAAGGATTGAAAACCGCTTACTCAGATTCGTTAGTATTTGGTTCTGCAGTGCATGAATTAGTTTTACAGCCAAATGAATTTACTTTAGTGGACTCGGTCGATAGACCAACAGCAAAAGCTGGATTCATGGCAGATGAACTATATTCTGTCTTTTTAATAAAAGGTGAAGTATCTGATGAAGATATTATAGCCGCTTCTGACAAGATAGATTATTACAAGGGTAAAATGGACGATAAGAAAATCTTATCCATACGTAATAAGTGCACAGAATATTGGATTGACAGAAAGAAATATGAATTTGGAAATAATACATCCAAGGTTCCAATCTATCTGGATTCCAAATCAAGGGAGAAATTACAGCTTTGTTTGCAGTCAGTAAATAGGAATAAGGAGATACAGTCTCTATTAAATCCTCAATTTATAATGACTCCACCATTGTCTTTAAATGAACAAGCCGTTATACTGGATGTCGAAGTGACAGTTCCAGACCATGAGCCTTTCATATTAAAGCTAAAAGCTAAACTGGATAATTATACTATTTGTCCAGACGAAAATCTCATTACATTAAATGACTTAAAAACTACTGGTCATTATTTGACTCGATTTAATGAAAGTTGGGAACAATATCATTATTATCGGCAAATGGGTGAATTTTGCCCCTTTATGTAGAAATACATATCGAAAATTTCCTTAATTGCTGAGACCTCCTAAAGACAAATAAACTACAACGCAATCAGAAATGATAATCGTGAAAGTTGAAAAATTATTTGTATGACTAAATTTTTATTACTATATTTGTAAAAAATTAGTAATGAGAAATTGAAATGGAAAATCAGCAGCTGAGTATCAGACAAAATTATGATATTGGTGACAAAGTTGGAATTTATACTATATTGTCGCTCGATTCAAAGAAGTGTAGATTATTATGTAACAATTGTGGAGAAGAAAAGGAAGTCACCAGAAATTATTTATCCTCTCTAAAAAATTCAGAGTATTGTTCTAAATGTAAACCGAAACGTTCCAGAAAATACAAAGTTGGAGATATAATGGGAAATGTTTATGAATTATGCGAATTTTTAGGAGGAGATAAATGGAAAGTTAGGTGTACTAAGTGCGGAAAAATACAAGAGCAATCTATGAGTAATATGAAAGTGCACAAAAAAGAAACTTGTACTTATTGTAAATATCCTGACTACTCTCCAGCCACCCATAAAGGAGGTGGAGGTTCTGTTAAATTGTCCTTTGACGAAAGATTTTATAATTACTACAAATCTCGTATAGATGGATGGAATAAATCTCCTAACCGAAAATATAAAGAGTGGAAACTTTCTATTGAAGATGTATCTAAACTTATACATAGTAATTGCTATTATTGTGGAGCAGAACCTTCAGAAAATAATCAGTGGAATAAATCTAGTAAAAGAAAAACAGAAAATGATGTTGTAAAAATAAATGGGATTGATAGAATAGATTCAAATGAGGGTTATATTTTATCAAATTGTGTTCCTTGTTGCACTATTTGTAATCACATGAAAAATGATTTATCCACTGAAGAATTTAAACTACATATTAAAACACTATATCATAATTTTTTTGATGAAAGTTCAACGACTATTACGTAGAACCAAGTGGTTCGAAACAGGAAATATCCTATTAGGATAAAGATATAGTCTAGTCTACTATGAAAGTAGTAGGAGTTCATTAGAGAACCGTGTGGGGAGTAACGAACCCGCATGAATACAACGATGTATGGTTGGTTACTAATGCTAGCTGCTGAACGTATATACGGGCTTAAAGAGTCTAACATGAAAGCAAACATGCTATTGGTATCTACTGTTCCCAATTACTTTGCTGGAGTATATAAAGTCAGTAAAAAAGAACTAATAAGAGGATTCGCAGAGTTTGTAAAGCTATTGCGAATGGTTGCATTTTATACTGTAAATCCATGGGAGACACCTATTTAATGGAATATTACGATATGACGTATGATGAAATGAAACAGCTTTATGCCGACAACTTCTCGCTCGGCTATCTGAATGTTGACGTCAGCAATAAATTTGCAGTGATTGCTCTGACTTGCCATTTGACTATGAAAGCCAAACAGCAAAAGCCAGACATCACTCCTTATAAAATACTAATGCAGATTACTGCCAAAGACCCCCTTCCAGAGAAGTTTATAAAGGGGCTAGCTATTATGTGTGAAGACTTTATGTATGGCTGTACAGAGTTCCCCACATTTGGAATTAAAACTCCGGCCGAAATGGCAACGCAAATTGGAAAGATACTTCATGAATATTTACCATTTTAATTATGACGCGAACATTGATGTATAATAAAGCTATCATCTGTAGGTTAACAGAGTTGATGGCACAACATCCTGAACTAAGATTTCACCAGCTTTTATGGGCTGCAGGTCTTATAGAAAAGCGTGATGATAAAATAGTGGATAAATTCTACGAGGAGAGCGAGACCACATGGAAACAAATGTGTAATAACAGCTTTTGCTTTCCTCCAAATCCTATTGAAGAAATTTGATATAAATTTATTTTTACACTTTTTAACAAGTGAGGTTTTGCAACCTCGAAAAAATGTAGTATCTTTGTATCACTTCTTCGGAAGAACATTATAGATAATTCAAGAATTAGATTATACTTTATTAAGATTTATTTACCAAATTAGTTTGGTGAGTTACAGAAAAATGACTATCTTTGTAACAATAAATAGAAGATGATTAATAAGAATAATGTTTAAAAAATTTTTTGAATTATGGCAACACAAGTATTGAATTTCCAGAAATTAGAAGTATGTGCATTTACTAAAGAAGAAGCAAAGGCTCAATTACCATTTGAAGTAATGAAAGACGCAACTCAAGCGTACAAGAATTGGAAGAAAAACCACGAAGGTGGAATCACAGAAAAGGACATCAAAGAGTTCTGTCTGGATTATCTTGCAAAACACACTAAGAATGTAAAGAACGCAGGTTGTATGATTACAATCGAAGCCGGAGCTGCTGACACTCGTGAACGTCCTTACAAAGTAAATGACGTGAAGAACGAAAAAGGTAAACGTAAATACAAAACTACTTATCAGTTGATTGATAAGAAAACTGGCTCTGTTATCGCTGAAACTAGCGAAACAAAAGCTAAGGCTAAAGAAATCGCAAAATCCCTTTACACTGACAAAGGTTATAAAGGTGACATCATTTGCACTTACACAAAACAAGTACTTGAAGGAGAACCTATCGCATTTGAGGTAGAATATACTCCATCTAAGAGTGCTAAGAAAGGAACATACCTTTGCTTTGGTATTGTAGCATAACTTCTATGTATCAATACAGCCCCAGAGGAGTTCGTCTATTAATTTAGACGGACTCCTTTTTTATTTTAATAAACTTTAAAGGCGTAACAGCTTAACTTAAAACATTGAAAAATGATTTACAAAAAAACAATTACTAATTTTATCGCGCGTTTATCACAACTGGTTGAACTTGGAGCATCTAAGTCAGATTTTACTAAATCAAACAAACTTCCGAAAAGGTATTTTGAAGACACTTATGAAAACATAAGTAATCATTACAAGGAAGGTATGATTAATAAAGAAGATATGGATAAAATCAATGAATTGTGGAGTAAAACTTCATGTCCGGAACTTCCTTTCACTCAAGAGACAGCAGCTCCAATGGAAGAATCCACGTCAGATGATACTACTCTGGAACAAGTGCAACTTGAAGCAGACGACGATAGAAATAGTGTTAATCTTATCCGTGACGAAGATGGGAAGATTAAGTTCTATGAATTTAAAGTCTTAAGAAAAGACAAAGCTCCTCTTACTGGAAGACTTACAAGAGATGAAATGAACAACATCCACCGAATGTATTCATATTATGGAATGTCTATTACTCAAAGAGAGATAAGTAGATATTTCCCTGAATATTCTCTTATTGACTTCAAACGTATTCTTCGTGTATTCAGCATTACTAAAGCCGTATCTCCATTTGCCCCTCACATTATTGAGGAACATACCCAAGAGGAATTGGCTAATATGCAAATGCGTGAAAAAGAGAATGACTTCTTGCGGACAATTGAAGAACAATCTGTAAAGAACGATAGATTACTTCTTAAAAAGTATGCTCTCGAAAACATTGAGTTAAAGAGAAAGCTTGAAGAAGGAATCCATATTGATTTGGATGGATTGAATTTGACAAACCTTTCCAAGTATTCTCCGAAGAAATCTTGTGGTAAACAGGACATTATCATTTATTTGTCAGATATGCACATTGGAGCATATGTTTCTCCTCTTTCGATTTATTCTAATCCTTACAACAAGGAAGAAGTAGGAAGAAGATTGAGATTGATTGCAGACGAATTGTTTAGACTTAACGCCTTATATGGCGGATTTAATAACATCTATGTTTGTAATCTTGGAGATTCTCTTGACGGATATGATGGGCAAACCACTCGTGGTGGACATTCTCTTCCGCAAAATATGTGTAATAAAGAACAAATTCACACATTTATCGAATGTATGGTAGAGTTCTTCGATACCTTAAATCACTTGAACTATAACGAAATGAAGTACATTTGTGTCGGAGAATCGAATCATGATGGAGACTTTGGATATGCGGCCAATGTAGCATTAGAAGCAATCCTTACTCATAAAGGTGTAGACTGTACAATCTTCGATAAATTTATTGGAGAATTTAATGTAGGAGACACAACATTTGTACTTTGCCATGGAAAGGATAATAAGGATATGTTTAAGAATCTTCCTCTGACTTTAGATGTAAAGACAGAGAACTTTATTAATGAATATCTCGATAATAAACAGATATTCGGAAATAAGGTTGTATTTGTAAAGGGAGATTTACATCAATCTGCAACAACCTACGGACGTAGGTTTACATATAAATCAGTAGGTTCTCTATTTGGAAGCTCTGAGTGGATTCACAAGAATTTTGGGAACACTCCGGCTTGTACTGATTATTCAATCATAGATGGTGCAAAAATTATTGACGGAAGAATTGTATTACAATGAATTATTTGTTTAGAGAAATATTAGAAAATCACGCAGGAGAAGAGGCAATTGATTGCCTTTTTTCTCTATGTGAAGCAACCCGCGGTTTTATCCATCCGGAAGATGTAAACATATGTTATTTAGAGGAAGGTGAAATTGAAAGCGAATTTTTATGGGCCGTTCAACAAAAGTTTGAAGCAGCCTATTCTCTTCTGGATTATTTAGTTGGAGAGGAAAAAGCTGAGGAAGAGTACTCAGAAATAACTGGTTACATTTATCTTGAGTACGACCCCTACAATAGAAGTTTCCGGTTTGATGAAGACATGATACAGACAATCTTCGGGGAAGATTTAATTAAAGATTATGAGGATTCCCTCAATCAGTTCATAGATATGATAAATCGTGGAACAACATTGAAAGTATTAAATATAAGTGGAAATCACACTGCCTGAATTACTGAAAGGTAAAGCTACTGTTATTAAAGACAATGAGTACTTTAAAACTGAAGCGTATGTAACGCCTTTCTTAGAAAGAATGTCAAAGTTTACTGATGATTTTAGAATCCAAGTAAAACTACCAGACCAGATAACTAAAACCAAAGACGGAGGAATAGATGTAGATGATGTTACTTACAATCGTGTATGGATACAGGCAGTAATGCCAGAAGAATATTCATTTGACAATCACGATGAAGTAGTTGGTTTTATATATGGATTAGATGTACGCAAACCAGTTGTAAAGATATATAGAGGTGGACTTAACAGAGCTTGTACTAACCTCTGCGTGTTTAATCCTTCTTTCTTAAGTATTCAGGAATTGTCGCCAGAGAAAGCTATCAATTATAGACCTGTAACCACTTTAATGGAACAGACTAATGATATGAAAGTCTGGCTAGAGAAACTGCATAAAACAGAGTTTGAAAGAACTGATGAACAAATCGAGAGAAATCTTGGAATGTGGGTGAGAAACTCTATTAACATGGCATATGACTCTGGGTATGGTAAAGTCAAACTAGCAACTAGTACTCCAATAGATGCTTATAAACTATTGTTTGACAAGAAATCCGAATATTATGTTCCAGAAGACCAGCCAGTAAATATGTTCACTGTATATAATGCATTTACTCAATTAATCAGCAATGATGGAGGAAAAGATATAATGAATAAAGTTGAGAAAACTTTACTACTAAAGGACATCTTAACAGTATAGCAATTTGTTTTGAAGTGTCGAAATTTTTTACTATCTTTGTAAAGCATTTCGGCACAATATAAACAATTATATATCTATGAACGTAATAAAAAGAGACGGAACAAGCGAGGCTTTCAATGCCTCAAAAATCAAAATTGCAGTCCTGAAAGCATTTAGTGCTTGCGGATACACACCACAAGAAGATACTGTCGAGGATATTTTAGATTCTATTGAAGTATGGGATGAAATAACGATTGAGGACATACAAGACCAGATAGAGGAGATTCTTATGGACTTTGATTTCCCTGATGTTGCTAAAGCTTATATCTTATATAGAGAAAACAGAGCTCGTGTTCGTGAGAATGTGAGAGAAAGAGAAGAATTTATAAAAGAATTTATGAAGGCTTCTAATGCAGCGGAAGGCTCAGAAGTTGATGATAACTCAAATGTTGCCAATAAGAATATTGCTGTACTTAACAATGAGCTGTATAAAAGTAATAACATAGACCTTAATAGGTACAGAGTGAAGGAGAAACTTCAAGTACTATATCCTGATTTCGACTACAAACAGTATGAAAGAGATTTAAAGAGCCATATCATCTATAAACATGATGAAAATTCTACATTTGGATTCCCATATTGTGTAGCTTTATCCTGTTATCCATTCCTGCAAGGCGGAATTAAGGGAATTGGTGGTTTATCTGCATCTCCAAAGAACCTTGATTCATTTTGTGGAATGTTTGTAAATATGATATTTGCTGTATCTTCCCAATTTGCGGGAGCTGTTGCAACTGCAAGTTTCTTAGTAATGTTTGACCACTTTGCTCGTAAGAAATGGGGTGATTATTATTTTAAATATGCTGATGGTGATAACGCTAAGCGTAGGTGGCACGAAGACGAAAATGGAAATAAGATTGACGAAGGTACTATCGGTAAGCAAATAGAACAGTACTTCCAACAAATTGTATATTCTGTTAATCAACCTGCCGCAGCAAGAGGTTTCCAGTCAGCTTTCTGGAATGTAAGCTATTTTGATAAACCTTACTTTGAAGGAATGTATGGACATTTTGTATTCCCTGACGGAGATACTCCAAAATGGGACTCTCTCAACTGGCTTCAAAAGAAATTTATGAAGTGGTTTAATCAAGAGAGACTTCGTTGTATGCTCACATTCCCAGTAGAAACAGTATCTCTTCTTTATAAAGATGGAGAGTTTCAAGATAAGGAATGGGAACAATTCGTTTCAGAAGAATATGCAGAAGGACATTCATTCTTTACTTATATAAGTGATAGTGTGGACTCTTTATCAAGTTGCTGCCGATTAAAGAATAAACTCCAATCTAATGAATTTACATTTACTAATGGATTGGTTGGAGAACAAACTGGTTCTAAATCTGTAATTACTCTTAACCTGAATAGAATTATTCAGAATTTTATAAGAGAAACTAAAGATGAATGTCCTATTCCGGGAACACAACTCAGCAAGCATTGCTATCCAGAGGTAAAAGAGTATCTAACCAATATTTTAGACAGAGTCTATAAGTATCATACAGCTTACAATGAGCTACTTTGGGACTTATATAATGCACATCTGTTGCCTGTATATGAAGCTGGATTTATCAACCTGAATAATCAGTATTTAACCATTGGCTTAAATGGATTGAATGAAGCTGCAATGTTCTTGGGAATTGAATGTAGTGACAATGATGAGTACAAAGAGTTCTGTAATCTTATTTTCGGAACTATCAAAGAGCAAAATCAACTCCATAATACTAAGAAAACTATGTTCAACACTGAATTGGTTCCTGCTGAATCTTTAGCTGTGAAGAATTACAACTGGGATAAAGCTGATGGGTATTGGGTTCCTAAAGAAAGAAACTTATATACTTCTTATGTATTTTTACCAGAATCTAACAGTTCAATCTTGGAGAAAATCAAACTTCATGGAAGTGAATATGTTGGTGATTGGTTAGACGGAGGTAGTGCAGCTCATATTAATCTATCCGAACATCCTACTAAGAATCAGGCAAGTCTGTTACTCAACTATGCTGCCACTGTTGGATGTAGTTATCTAACATTCAATGTTCCAAACTCTGAATGTCAAGACTGTGGGTTCATTACTAAGGTTCCTGTTACTACTTGTCCTAAGTGTGGAAGCACTCACATAGATATGTATGACAGAATCATTGGTTATCTTACTAAGATAAAGAATTGGTCAGCAGGCAGACAAGAAGAGCAAACACATAGAGTGTACAATTCTCTTACTTACACAGTAGACAATTCTAAATTAGGATATACAAATGCTTAAATATACAGACACAGCAGTAACACTACGAGAGATTCCTCTTGAGGTAACTCTCTGTATAAACATTTCTAATTGTCCATGTCATTGTAAGGGCTGTCATAGTTCTTACTTGGCAGAGGATATTGGTAAGGAATTGACTCACAGCGAACTAGATTGTCTGATTAACAAGAATGAAGGAATAACCTGTGTGGCTTTTATGGGAGGAGATTCCAATCCTATGGACATTTATTACCTATGCAAGCATATAAGAGCTCTTTATCCTTCTCTCAAAACAGCATGGTATTCTGGAAGAGAACAATTACCGCTTGGTTTAGAAAGAAGACTGGGGGAGTATGATTTTATTAAGTTAGGACCGTATATTGAAGAATTAGGCCCACTTGATAATCCTAACACCAATCAGAAAATGTATAAAGTTAATAAAACATATGAAGAAGCAGGCCTTTATGTATTAGAAGATATTACTAATTTATTTTGGAAAGAGCAGCCATAAGGTTGCTCTTTTTTATTATATAGCATTATGGTTTTAATAGCACAAATCATTGTATGGATATGGATTGCGAATATGATATTAACTTCTATATTTGTACTTAATCCAGTAGGGAGAGATTATTTGAGGAAATACTATGACTTGGAGAGGGATATGGACATATATCCGTATAAAACTGTCATTAATGTGATAGTATTGTTAACACTATTGTTTGCATAGTATGTTTAATTTCACACTATCAAACATAGGAGTAGAAACAGAGAAACCTCAATTAGGAGAACAGCAAAGAGAAGCATTGGATTTAATGGAAAGGTTCTTATTAGATAAATCTAAGAGAGCATTTTCATTAATTGGGGCAGCAGGTACAGGTAAAAGTTTTCTAATGAGAAACCTTATTGAATATATGGATTCAGAATTAGAAATGGACTATGCTTTGTGTGCTCCTACTCATAAAGCTAAGTTGGTATTATCCAGATTCGCTGACAGAAATGCAATTACTCTACATCAATTGCTACAATTATCTCCAAACATAGAAATCCTTGCCTTGGATTTCAAAGATTTAAAGTTTAGAGTAAGTGATAGACGAATACAAATGCCGAGAGGTGGAGTAGTTATATGCGATGAATCTTCAATGATAAATGATGATTTATTTGATTTGTTGATTGAGAAATGTGTCGCATTTAATTGTAAGGTTATCTTTGTAGGAGATAAATGTCAGTTACGTCCGGTTAATTCACTTACCACTTCCAAAGTATTTAACTTGGAAGACAAATACACTCTTACTAAGGTTTATAGGCAGGCAGAGAACAATGCCTTGATGCCTATATTAACTACCTTGAGGAGCAAAACCATTGATTGGTTTCACTCTGTAGAATCAGAGGAGGGTTCTCTATATTGTCATTCTGATGTTGTTCCATTCTTAAAGGCCGCAGTGCCAGCTTACAAGAAGGCTATGAGAAATGGAGATATATTGGCAACTAAGATATTAGCGTATACAAATGCTATGGTTGCCAGTTATAACAACTGTATCAGACGAGTAATCTGGGAAGATGCAAGAACTGTTGAATATCATCAGTTTGAGTTCTTAACTGGATATGAGAATCTCGAGTTTAACGGAGTTAAATTCTGGAACTCTATGGATTATATTATAGTAGACGAGCCAGTAAAGCGTGACATTTATATACCCGGATTTATGAAAGTTCCTGGGTATGAACTGAATATGTATGATTCTACCACAGATGATAGAACTACAATATCAATGATTGCAAGAGACCTTGATTCTGATTATAAACAAGCTCTTGCATCACGTATTGAAGGATTACGATTACAAGCTATCAATCTTAAAGAAGCAGGGCGGATGCAACAATCTAAATCCGCTTGGAGTGAATATTATAAACTTATTGGAAGTTTCACTACTCCAGTCGATTTATACTATGATGGAAGATTGATTAGGAAAAAATCGTTCGACTATGGCTATGCTTGCTCAACGCATAAGTCTCAAGGAAGTTCTTATGGTGAGGTTTTTATTGATATGAAGAATATCAACCTTTGTAAAGATGAAGATGAAAGACGGCAGTTGCAATATGTTGCTCTGTCTAGAACAAGAAAAGATGCTCATTTATTACAATAAAAATTTACGAAAATGATGACTGAAAGAGAACAGACTCTCGTGTTTATGGCTAATTATATTGAAGATAGAGAACTTTTTGACGAACCTTGGAGAGTTGTTGCAGTACTAGACCTACATGACAAAAGATTCAACGAAGAAACTCCAGAAGAGGACATCAAAGATATTCTTCAAATGATTACAACTGATGATTATGACGACCGTGAGGTTTGTTATGAAAATGAAGAAGAGGGAATTTCAAAAACATATAAAGTCTGTAACAGTGATGATATAGACACTATGTTAGAGAACGCTAAAGATGATTATCTCTGGGAAGAAAAACGTACAGTTCCCGAACATGTAAGATGCTATGTTGATTGGGATACAATGGCTGATGACCGTTTCGGTAGTATTTACGACCTTTATGATAATAGCGATGTGTTTGAGTTCTATTGTTCAACTGGGGATTATACTAGTGTTGAGCTTGTAATAATAGACGAAGAATGGTAACAGTAAAATTTGTTTATAGTAATCCTTCTGATGCAGATAGGATACTAGACGCAAATTTGTCTGGAATCTTTCTGGAAATGTTCGATGAAGAAAGCTATAAAGAAAAGAAGCAAGCATATAAACTAAAAGCATCATGCGGAGCCAAAATGACTCCGTTTGTTGCAGTTTATGAAGGAGATGAATTGATTAAGGCTTTCTATTCAGAAGCAGATAAAGACGTATTGAACTCTCTAATAAACTATTTAAATGAAGGTACAAGTAATTAATCTATCGAATAACAAACTTCCCCAGTATGAAACTCCTATGTCCGCAGGTATGGATATACGTGCAGACTTCAGTAGAGTAACAGTTGATAATCCTATTAAAGCATTTGGAGATTGTGAAATTCTTTTCAAATCTGATGTCAATAAAGTCACAATGCTGCGCCTTGACCCAGGAGCTAGAGCACTTATTCCAACTGGATTAAAGATTGCTCTTCCTGATAATCTTACAGATGGATATGTGGCAGAATGTCAAGTAAGACCTAGAAGCGGATTGGCCTTAAAGAAAGGAATTACAGTACTCAATACTCCCGGAACTGTCGATGCTGACTATAGAGAAGAAATACATGTAATTCTAATCAATCAAGGACACGAAGCAGTGTACATTGAAGATGGAGAACGTATTGCCCAATTAGTATTTGGATGGGCTTGTGTGGCAGAATGGGAAGAAGTTGCAAGATTGAATGAAACTGACCGCAAGGGCGGATTTGGACATACTGGAGAAAAATAATATAATCAAGTTTTTATAAAAATGAGTAATATGGTACCGGCAGAGATTGAAGGATTAATTACAGCCACATCTAAACTAAAAAATGCATTAACATCAGTACAGGACGATTTAGCAAGTAAAGTTATTGGGAAGTGCTTTAAAATCAAAGGCATTACCAATGCTAGGATAGTTGCAGTTAATCCTGATTCAGGGAAAATTGTGTTTGAGACTATAGAATCTTCTTATGACCACAGAAGACATCTATGGTGCATAATAAGATATGAAGAAGCAAATTTATCCACCGTATGGGAATCTAAGGATTTATTTGTTCCTTCAAGTAGCCTAGAATACAACAGTAATCTGGCTGCTGCACTTAGACATGCTGGAACACGATGGGATATGAAATGTGTTCGTGACTTAAGAGGAGAATTTATGGAAACTCACCAATTAGATAATTACGTATGGGGTTAGAAGAAAAACTGAAACAGTATAGAGAAGTAGTTATAGAAGATGCCAAATATGAAGTGATAGAGGAATCTCCACTTCCTAAAACGATGTATGTAATATATACGTCAAAAAGCGGGCCCACAAAATGGACTCACAGTAAAGAGGCAGCTATAGATTATGTATCTAAAAACAAAAGCTCTAAATATAAGGCAGTTAAAGCTTTATAAAGAATGAATAATACATTAATAAGTAAAGACTCAAAAGGAAAAATTAGAGTAGTTGAGATTTCCTGTGAAGGAAGTGAACTCTCTGGTTTCACTATTAAAAGAAACACTTACCAATATCAAGGTAAGGTTACAGCACAGCCAGATATTACAATTACTAAAGGGAAGGTTAAAAGAACTGTTACACAACAAGCAGAACTTGAATATAACTCTCACCTTAAAAAGTATCAAGATAAAGGATATAAGTTAATCGAAGGGAGCATCAACGACTATACTAAAGCCCAACTTGATGAAATTCTTCCAGAGCATAAGACCGATGCTAATGGATGTAAGAAACATATGCTTGCTAAAGACTTTAATAAGGTTGCAACAAGTGTATATGATAAGGTCAAAGTGTGGCTAGCATCTCGCAAGATTGATGGAGTTCGCTGTTCCTTCTATTTTAAAGATGGGGAAGTTCGTTCTTCAAGCAGAGGTGGGGGAGATTATGACCCTGCTACTGCTCACATAAGAAATAATCCAGCTTTGGTAGAGTGGTTTAAGAATCATCCAGATGTATCTATTGACGGAGAACTATATTCTCATGGTAGACCACTTCAATGGATTTCTGGTACCGCAAGGTTAGAGCAAGACGACCCTAGAACTCTTGAATTAGAGTTTTGGATGTATGACATTATGGATGCAGAAGCTGACTTTACTCAAAGAAATGAGCAAATGCTTGAAATGGCAGAAGAGTTGAATATTACTTCTGATTTGTTTGCCCCTATTCTTACTAAGGATTTACAAATAAGACTTGTTCCTCAAGAAGAAGTTAGTGGTTGGACAAATATTAAAAAGTTACATGATAAGTATGTAGGTGAAGGTTTTGAGGGTGTTGTTATTCGTAATCCAAGTAAGCTGTATGGTTTTGGTAAACGAACTAATGATATGATTAAAATCAAAGAATATCAGGATGCGGAATTTGAAATCACTGGTATTTCGGAGGGTCTTCGTGATGAAGATATGTGTTTTACTTGCATAACTGAAGATGGAATAGAATTTAAGGCTAAACCAATGGGAAGTAGAGAATTAAAACAAGAATATAGAGACAATCTTGATGACATTATCGGTAAAATGGCTACTGTTAAGTTCTTCTATTATTCAGAAGAAGGAACTCCTTTACAACCTGTATTAAAATGTATAAGAGACTATGAGTGAGCATTGGGTAGAGTTTAATAGGTACATTTGGAAAGGTTTTATTTATTCTGAACTCAAACTGAATCCAGAAGATTTTTTGGAATGTAAGGACGAGGGTGAATTAACGGACGCCATATATGATATAATCAGTATGGAAATAGACACTGGTGATGTGCGGATAGATGAATCAGAATCTGAACTTATAATGGAAGACTTCTTAAACGAATGGAAATCCCTAAAAGGTTTAAAGTAGCCAATACTGATTATACAGTAGATACCGTTGATAAAACTGATGATGGAAGCTACGGTTGGCATAGTGATGTAAAGAGGAAAATAGTTGTAGCTACAACTATGGAAGAGGACGGAGAAGATGTG